ATGGTTGTCAGACAAATGCCTAGCCATATAATCAAAATATCTGGTGACAGTTTCACTCCATGTCTCCCTTCTTTGTTCGTCTTCTTTCCAACGGGCATACCGTGAAAGAGCAATAAAGTTTTGGTAATCTGTAGGTAATTGATTGCTTATCATCTCTTTACTCCATTATTGTTTTGATATGTTTAATATCAGCACCCTCTATGTCATAAAAATATTCTTGGATACTGTCTTCTAATTCATCACCAACACGTCCATCGGCTGGCACTGGATACTCTTCTTCATCAATATTAATTGTAAGAAACATTTTAACTTTCATCTGTTGCCATGACCTCTTCAATTAATTTATCCAAATACCACTGCGCTTTCTGTAAATCTTCTAGTGGTTTATCTTTGTAATCAAAACGCCAAAGATACTTCATTACATTGCCTTGTAAATAATATCTAAACCCTTTGTCTGTTGCAGCAGAGATAGCATGTATACATTCTATACCTGTCTGATTGTAGTGAGGTGGATTATTTACCATATCAACAACATTGTCAGATTGTTTATTTGCCTGTCTCATACGTAACTCCTCTTGACGTACCATTGCTTTCATATATTCTTCATGTCTACTCATGCTGACCCCTTTGTTTTAGTGTTGAACTTTAAGTGAACTACATTATCATCATATGTTTTTTCTACATATTCTTCTTCTAATTCTATATTAATTTCATCCTCATTGTCAATAACATTTCTAACATATTCATCCACAGTATGACGTAACTCATCTATCTCGTGCATTACAGGAACAGAAGCACAAACCATTTTAGAAAAGTGCATTACCTGATCATAGTCTTCATCACTAAGACTATTGTACGGCAATCCCATAACAGATATATCAACCTCACCAGTCCAAGTGCCATCTTTATGAGTAAAAGGTCTTATACGAATTAAAAAATCCTCTGGATTAACTTCACGTGCCACTCTCGCAATGACCGCTAATCTCTTTTCATCTTCTTCCATACCTATCTCCTTTTTACCTTTGCACCACCAAACTTTATAAACTTTGGATGTCGGTTTCTTCCTTTTTCTTTTAACCAATCTTCTGGAATAACCCTATCATAATATCTAAAGCCATACTTTATACACCACTCACCGTAAGTAGACTTAGCACCTTTACGAAGTTTACGTCTGCTGTTTTCAAATACAAAACGAATGTCTAACTTTGGATGCTGTCTCTTTACAGCAATATGTTTACGTCTATCTGCTGCAGTAAACATTCCTTTTGTCTCTATTATAATTCCGTTAGACAGCACGAAGTCTGGTGTATATGTTCTATACGCTAAGTCTTCCCACTCAATCTTCACACCCTCGTATAAAAACTTTATCTTTAGTTCTTTTAAATACTCAGATACCTTGAGTTCAAGACCGCTACGATAACCATACTTTCGTGCTGCCCTAAATTGTTTTGCGTTAGGCACTAAGCTAGATCACGCCATAGTAAGCTAGGACTATTAATCCGATAGCGATAGCTGCTACCACCCAATGCCTTGAGTTCTTCTTGTATTGCTTTATCTGCCTCATTACGGGCTGCAATAGCATCACGAAGCCCAGCAGTTTTTCGCTCACGATATTCCTTACGCAAGTCGCTGAGTTTTTGCTCAGTAGTTTTAATCTCTTCTGCAAGAGCATCAAGTTCCAGTCGTTCATCATCCATTCATATACTCCTCTGTTAACTCAACATATGCCACAGTGGGCGGTACTTTGGCCTGTGACTTTACAGCAGACCGTTCTTGTAAAGAAGGCCAACAGTCAAAACGATAAGAACAAAACTTACACCCATCATTAAGTACCGTATTACCTGTCTCCTTACCTCTAAACTTCTCTGGTATTGGTTGAAAGCATCTTTCAAATTTATTCTCCTTTACTTTATTTACAGTTACATTAATCTTAGTTATCTCTTCATCCATGTCAATACCTGTGGCTGGCACGTATTTAAATCTTCCATTTGATTTATTGACTACCCACCAACCACCAGCTTTTTTACCAGATGCTTTAGCATAACCAGCAAGCTGTGCTATGTACCCAAAGCCATCACCGCTGGCAAGACTGTCATAGGATTCAAACTTGTTTCTGTATGACCAGTCTGAAGCTGATTTAATATCATCAACTGCACCATCAAGGATAAGGTCATAAGAACCAGAAACAGTAGTATCACCACAGTCAAGAGTAACTTTGTTCGTGTCTTCATACTTTACCCCCGCTTCCTTTAGTAATCCCTTGAAGACAGCCTCAACAATATCTCCAAGCATCATATTCATAACGAATGTATTAGGTAAAGGAAGTGCGGCCTCTGGTTTATTCTTATCATACCATAACTGGCACGATGGTCTACCCACATTAGACATTCTAATAGTGAAATCTTTTCTACTTTTACCACTATCAAATTGTCTCTTCAGTGCATCCGTTATGTCATTGGATATTTGTTCTATTGTGTTATCACTAATAGAACTTTTACCCTTTACCGCACTCTCTAAGTATTGATGTAATGCTATCTCAGCAGGATGGTTCATTAAGCTGCTTCCTCATCATCCACTTCAATCTGAACCATATCATTGACAACATCCACATCATCATCACTCATCTTGGCATCAACTTTCTCTTTCCACTTTTCCATGATAGAATTATTTTGTCTATCTATCCAAGCCATAAAGTTTGCACCTAGTTCTTGAGTAGCATCATCCGTTGGTATCTCAACTGATAAGTCCAAAGATGGAACTGGTACATAATACTTGTTGCTGCCACTAGCTGTCTGACGTTCATCAGAATTTACGGTGATGTAATGCTGCATGGGTAAACGCTGCATCTTAAAAAGTGAAGCAAACACTGAACCCATTTCTTTAAATGCCTCACGATTTTCTACTTCCCAAATAAATGGTGTAGTATCTACAGTAACTTTATTGCCACTGTCATCAGTAGGATTTACAAGGTCAACCGTTCCAAAGATTCCACGCACACGTTTGATCTGTTTAATCGTGTCCTGCATTTTAGGGGGCAGTGCTTTAAAATCTTTGATATATCCTGCAGGTTTACCACAATTAAACCCACCATCATCATCTTTTAAATCACTCTCAAGTTTAGCATCGTCAGTCATCATAGACTTAACATAACGACCTTGTGTATTTGCATCACCGGGAATCCAACGCTTGTGGCTGAACCTCTGCAAGATCATTCGCATCTTAATACTAGGTGCGTAGTGAACAGAACCATTAGGCATCTCTAGCTGAAAAGAACCTGCTTCTACAACTTCAACCTTTGCTTGTTTACCATCAAACTCTTTCGTACCCATGATAGATTTATGGATAATTTTCAAACGTGGAAGCTGGCTATCACTGTATGCTGCACCCTCGTTTGCTATGCCTACCATCTTTGCCATAGCAGCATAGCTATTCTTATCTGTAGTTATTAACTGTGTCATTTTTTATCCTTTCCTTTAGAATGAGCCATAGTTATATCACGCTACGTCTTGCGTGTCAAGCCAATTCGGTCCAATTTTTGCCTCTAAAAGCAGAGGCACATTAAAGTTAACACCCCAACGTATTTGTATAAGTTCAGGCAAAGTCTTATTAGTATCATCTATAGCACTGATAACCAAAGACTCTTCATCAGGGTGAACATCAATTACAATACTATCATGCACAGTATTAACTATGCAAGATTTTTTATTTCGTAGTAAATTATCTATATGCAGTAAAGCTATCGGAACAATGTCAGCGGTAGCAAAAGATTGCACTGGATAATTTTTTATCTGTGTAAAGTTAGTCACTCTACCACTAGACTTACGCATTACATTTGGAAAAGCAAACTCCCTACCACTTGGTGTAGTTATCTTCAATGTATCTACAGCTTCTTTAGCCAGTTTGGTATGCCAATCTTTGACTCCTTTGTATTTTTCTGTAAAGTGTTCGTAATATGCTGCTTCCGCTGGCGTTCTCCCAAAGCCCGTTGCGCCATAAAGCGGTGCAAACGTGTGAGCCTTTGCAGTCTGCCTATCCGTAGGTTGACCAGCATCGGTAATAACTTTAGCGGTGTATGAGTGTACATCAAATCCAGTAGATACTTCTTCAAT